AAGATAAATAATGACAACAATAAATTATGTAAGATGGAGTGCAGACGACCATATCAAAGTCGAAGGTAGTAGACAGAATTTTTTAAATCTAAAAACTATTAAAGATAACAACATTACAGGTGAAATAATTTATGTGGAAGAGAAGGGTGTATCTGGTAAAGTTCCAATATACGACAGACCAAAGCTAGGTCCATTACTAAAAAAACTTCCAAAAGATACAAAGATAATTGTCTCTGATCTATCTAGGTTGGGTCGATTAGATTATGACCTTATTAGTTTCAGAGATGAACGAACTACTAATCTAATAATTTCTGATAAACCAACTTTAACTAAAGATGAAAATAGAGTTATGTTTGTGCTTGAGGCAACTATGTCTGACAAGTATCGCAGAGATTTATCTGAGAAACAGAGACAGAAGTGCCAAGAGATGCAAGCCTCGATAGCTGACAAAGGATATTACATTACTAAATCAACAAATCGCAAAATGACTAAGCTCGGTGTTCATGGGTTTATGGATAAGGCGAGAGCCAGGGCTAGTCAATCCAGAAAAGAGAAGGCTAACTTTTACATTGGTCAGATCAGAATACATCTGGAAGACGCACAGAATCATTCCGAGTCATTGCTCGGCATGGCTAACTATCTAAATGCGAGAAGTGTAAAGACATCTAGGAATAGCTGTTGGAGTGCCTCTACTGTTAAACGTGCATTAGATAGACTACAAACACTGTAACAAAAGGAGATAACATGAGTGTTTATTTACAAAAAGTAAAAAGTATATTCAGAGAATGGTCGGACATGGTTCCTACTATTTTCTTTATTGCTTTTATGATGTTAATGTTTTACATATTTATGATTGTAGGGTGTGCCTTGGACGATGCATGCTACGAGGTAAACGTAAGGTCAATAGAGGAGGTTCCAGATGTCAGCCGAAATTAATAAGTTTAGTAAGGACGGACATGAGATAGGTGCATCTAAAGTTGGTGTTGTATTCTTAGGTAAGAATAACTTTCACACCAGAGAATATCTTCGCATTCAATTCAGACGAATACTGAGTGGAGATATAGAAAGTATGGATAGTACGCAAGCTCCAATGGCAGCTAAGCGTGGTCAATACTTAGAGCCTGGACTTAGAAATTGGACTTCGGATTATCTGGACGAGCTATGTGCATTACAGGGTGGTCAGTTGTGTTGCAACCTTACCATTCCACAAGAGGGATTTAGGAATGTCAAATATAAGATGGCAGCATCTCTCGATGGTATCCTTGAAATCAAGGGTGGTGTTTTGCACTATCATGATGAACAAACCGGAGAAAAGTTTGACCTTGAGGGATTCGGAGTTTGCGAAATAAAAACACAAGACCAACCCGGTCCACCGAGTTATGAGAATCTAATTCAAGTTCAAGCTCAGATGTTTTGCTCTGGTTTTAAATGGGCAATCATAGGTAAGCTCGGTCCTAATCTCAAGATGAATTGGTATGTTTACAAACCAGAAAAAATTATTGTTGATAAAATTGTAGAGTCGGTTGTTGATTTCTGGAATAGAGTTGACAAAGATATACCTTATGATGATGACTACGATAATGAAACAAAAAAAACTTTTGTCGATTGGTCTGGTCATAAAAGAGGTAACGAGGTTGTGGATCTAATTACACAGTTCGATGATTTTGATAATAAGATTAAGGAACAAAAACTTTTGAAAGAACAAACAAGAGAAAAGATTGTTCGCACTCTTAAATCTGAAGGTGAAAATCATATCATGATAAATAATAAAAAAGTATCGCTTGATACAATAGTTCGAAAGGCTCAGCCAGAAAAACTTATTCCGGCAAAGCCAGAATTACAATATGAAAAATTTACAGTTAAGGAGATAAATAATGAATGAACTAAAAAAAATCATGGAGGAAATATCCTCGTTAAATAAAACGCATGGCGTCATGCAGAAAGGTGGAAAGAAGTACACCCAAGTTGTTCATCGTGTAGAAGTTTTTAGAAAGCATGTCGGCACTACATACGGCATCCAAACTTTTCTTAAAGTTGACGATGGTAAAAGAGTAGTTGTAAAGGCTATTATAAAAAGTCTTGAAGGAGACATCATTGGTTCTGGATATGCGGAAGAATTTCGAGGAGCCGGCTATGTCAATAAAACTTCAGCCCTTGAAAATGCAGAGACAAGTGCAATCGGTAGAGCTTTATCAAGTTTAGGTTTGTCTGGAGGTGAATATGCCTCAGCCAATGAGATGGACACTGCTCAACGGAATGAACAAGCCACAGAGAAAGGCACCACCACGCAAAATGCTAGTCAAATGAGAGGTAGTGCCGAAGATTTAAAAAGGCTTATTGAGGACGAGGAAAACGCCAAATACAAGCTATCGTTTCCTGGTAACAAGTCTGAGTCTTATTCCGATGTAAATATTGCTATAGAAGGTATAAATAGATGGGTATGGGAGGTTGAAAACTATGAGGACAAGACTAAAGATGAACGACTCATGGCAATCGGAGCTTTCTTCGAACAGAATAAACCGACTATGGATATCATGAGAAAGCAAAAGCCAAATGAACTTGCAGAAATAGATGCCAGAGTAAAGAGGTTTGAAGATGAGTAAACCATTAAAAGAAAGTGTCTATGACTTTATAATATCTTATGTATCGAGCAATGGATTTCCTCCCACACAAAGTGAGATAGCAGATAGCTTAAATCATAATACTCGTTCAGCAGTTCAGTTAGCCTTATCTAATCTTGAAAAAGAAAATAGAATATCGAAGGTCAAAGGACTAGCTCGTTCTATCCGAGTTATCTAAATCACTTATAGCCTTTTCCCATGTGGAGGAGGCTATGCTTTTATCATCAAATATTTCTACTTTTAATCGTCTAGTAACACTCGTCTCATTAATTACAGGCATGAAGTATACGTTCTCATGAGGAATAGATACAAGTGCCATTATGTCGCAATGCTTTCTGGTATAAGGAACTTTCTTTTTACTTGAATAACTCGTAGTCCACATGAAGTGTGAGGGTCTAGAACTATCTGGAACACTCCGAGCTTTGACTTGCACTCTATATAGTTTGTGATTACATAATGCAATTATATCAGATCCATTTAGTGGACATATTGTATTTTCAATTCCCATTTGAGTGAGTCTTAGGGCAGTGATTAGTTCCCCAATCCTACCTGTGACAACTTCAAACATTACACGAGCAGACCCTTATGATATTGCTTACCATCGAATGTTAATACTTCTCCTCGATTTTCACCAGAGGTCAGACTAACATGAACCCACCCACTATTCATATCGCCTTTCTTGTAGCACTCTAAAATTATCTGGTCAAAAGGGAAGTGATTGATAATCATTTCAGCCAGGCTTAACGTGCTGATACCGATACCCTCGATGTCCACAGCCTCCCCTTTAGTGTGCTGTGAGTTCTGACTTGAACCAATAGCAAGGCATAGCTCAGGACTTCGATACCCGCTAGTAATTATAATCGGCTTGCCTATTTTTTCTCGTAGTGGTTCGAGTATCTGATTACAAAGAAAAGTTAATTTAGGAATAATATCCTCTGGAGGAGTATTGTCTATTCCCTTACGAGCAGCGGTTTGGCTTTTCGTAAATTCTTCTAGCTTGAAATGTTTTGATAACTGCATTTTACTTCTTCATATTTTCTCTAGCTACACCCTTAGACTTTTCGAATGACCTAATACCAGACATTCCTAAAAGTGCAACTGTCAAACTTATTAATTCACCTGTGTCTACAAAGTTAGGCATATTTATTTCTGGTGCAAACAAATGCGTAAACCAAGTTAGAATTGGTAATATAAAAAAATTAACAAATAATCCTATGGCACATACCCACATAATTGCAGGTCTTGCTCCTGCTACAAACATACTTGGGTGTTTCGCAGCCTCAGTGTTTGCCTTGGCTTGTTCTTTGGCTAAAGCGTTTGCATGTTTCTCTGACATGGTTGCTATGTCGTGAGCTAATCTATTCTTCTGATCTTTGTCCTCGATGAATTTATCAAGTAAACCTGTAACCGGTCCTATGAGTGCTTGTAACATATTATCTCCTAATGAACATTAGTATCTTCACTGAAACTTAGTGCGTCAGTATTCAACATGATGTTTAAATGTTGTGCTAATTTCTCAGCATCCTTCATATTATCACAACCGAAAAATCTTATACACACTGTCGGTGGTTGTTTCTTATGTTTCGATTCCTCAATCTCAACTGTAAATGTATAAAACTCGTTTGTCATATTATCTTTAATAATTTTAGTTCATAATAAATAAAAAGCAACAATCCTATTACAGCAACTACAGATATAATTATTGTCTTACGTGCCTGTTTAGCATCCTCAATCTGGCGTAAGTGTTTTTTTTTCGCAGCTCGAACTGCTGCTATTTCTCCTTGTAGTCTTTCCCATTGTCCAGGCGATCCATATAACGCAAAGATTTCTCTCAGCTCGTTTCTCATGTTACGCAGTTCCTCTTTTCTAAGGTGTGCTTGTATTGCCTCAGCCTCTACGGAACTAAACTTACCAAACAAAGACGAACCTTTCTTTTCAGCTTTCATGTCTAGGTTAGCCTCACCTATTGCCCAACGGGATATATACCCAGACATTGACGACAAATCCTTACCAATTTTTACGCCTTGCATTATAATACTATGTGCAGACTTAACCGCTGCAAATGCTGAGATTGGATCAATCATAACTTGATAAACGCAGATACGAGTGCCACTATCACCGCAACTGTGTTTGCCATCATTACTGTCTCAAGTCTTTTAATACGAGATTTAAGGTCCGATATATTCTCATGAATGTTCTTGTATCTCTCAGAACAAACTTCCTCATGCTTGCTGATTCTCATCTCATTCTTATCGGCTTTGGTTGTCATGACTTCTTCC